CCGAAACCCTGGAGCGGATCCGCTTCGATCAGCGAGCCCGAATCCTGCAGCGCTTCCCCCGCCACAAGCTGGCTGAGGATGCCGATGCCGAAAACTTCGGCGCCGGCCAGCCAATTGTTACGCCCAACGTGGCAAAGGCCGAATTGCTGAGCCTGTACCGGGATTTCCTCAGCCGCGGCTGGGCGCAGGATTACGAAGGCTATGCCGAAACCCTGGACGCGGCGATCGATCCCCAAAACCCAGGACGCCTGAACGTGATTGATTCACCCAAGCTGGTTGGCCAGTACCGCATCCACGCCATGCAGACACAGTTCCGGAAGTAGCCTTTAAGGGCTCCGTAAAACCGGTTTGAGACAGGAGTAAACGCGTTATGAAAATCACTGGCAACGTCAAGATTCGGGAAGGTGGCGAAGAGCTGTTGACCGACGGCAAGGGCACACTCAATCCCGGTGGGTTTGAGCGTGAAGCCAAGATGAACGGCCGTCGGCCGGTGGGCTACACCGAGAACCCGGTAGCGCCGACCCTGAGTGTGGTCATTCATCACACGGCAGACACCGACATCGTGCGGTTGTCGGGCCTCACCGACGCCACCATCATCCTGGACACCGACACCGGCCAGACATGGATGCTGCGTGGTGCCTTCACCACTACGCCAACCCCATTGGAAGTTGGCAACGGAGCCGTACAGCTTGATATGTCCGGCCTGGCTCTGGAGCGTGTGTAATGGCTGAGGTAACCGTTGAACTGGAATTTGGCCTGGTGGTGGGCAAGAAGCCCCAGAAGAAGGCCGTCATTCGGGAGCTGACCGCCGGCGATATCCTCGACGCCCAGTGGGAATCGGAGCGCGTGGTCGACACTGAGGAAGGCCCGCAGTTGGTTGCCAGCCCAAGCTCAGTCGGCATCCATACCCTACGTCGACAGATCGTGAAAATCGGCGATATCGACGGCCCTCTATCCATGGTAGAGATGCGCAAGCTGCACCCGGTGGACCTGGAGCTACTTCACTCAGAATGCAGCAAACTTGAGCAGGCCGTGATCGCCTCCATTGCGTCCCGCGAGGTGGCGCAGCGGGGGCGAGCTGATGAGGGCCAGGCCGAATCTTGAACGTGCAACTGTGCGGGTCGCCCGGGCCACCGGCTGGGCCCCGCACGACATTGACCGCCTGCCTCTGCGACGCCTGATTACGACCCTCCGAATCGCGAGAGAATCCCATGAGTGAAATGAAGGCCAGTGTCGCCCTCAACCTTACCGGCAACTTTGAGCAGCGGGCCCAGCGCAACGCCCGGGCCCTGGGTGCGTTCAGCCGTTCCAGCGAGCGCCAGCTAGGCCGCGTGCGCCGATCTGCCCAGATGGTCGGGCGAGGCCTGGATGCCATGGGCAATCGTTACACCGCCCTGATCACCGGCGCCGCAGGCATTGGCACACTGCGGTCCCTCACTCGCATGGAAGAGCGCTTCACCCGGCTAGGCATCCAGGCCAACAAGTCTGAAGAAGAAATGGAAGGCCTGCGCCGCAAGATCTTCGAGACTGCCCGAGCCCCGGATATCCGCGTTGATCCTTCCCAGATCACCAGCGCCATCGAATCCATCGTGGAAAAGACTGGTGACCTGGAGTTCGCCCAGGAGAACATCCGCAACATCGGCCTGGCCATCTCCGCTACCGGCGCGGCCGGCCAGAACATCGGCGAAATAATGGCCGAGTTCCAGAAGATGGATATCAAAGACTCCGCAGAGATCCTGCGTGTGTTGGACACACTGAACCAGCAGGGAAAACAAGGTGCCTTTACGCTGCAGAACCTTGCTTCTCTCGGACCTCGGGTGGTCACTGCCTATACCGCTATGGGGCGTGAAGGTGCTGGAGCCATCAAGGAAATGGGCGCAGCCCTACAGGTTATCCGTATGGGTACCGGGTCATCTGAGATGGCTGCGACAGCTTTCGAGGCATTGCTCCGGACACTCCAGAACGCTGACAAGGTCAAAGCTCTTCAGAAAGGGGGAATTCAGGTATTCGACCCGAAGGAGCTGGAAAAAGGGCGCCAGGTATTGCGCCCAATCAACGAACTGATGGTGGAGATTATCCAAGCAGTGGACGGTAGAACCACTCGTCTTTCCTCCGTATTCGATGCTGAGGCGATGCGGGCGTTCAACGCAGCTGCTGGCGAGTTTCAGCGAACAGGCTCCATCAATAGCTTGGAGAAGTTCATGGACGTCCATGGTGATGGTTCGGCGACCATGAACGATTCAGCAAGGGCTGCAGACACGATGGCAGGCGCGATGCGAAACCTGACATCGGCCTGGACCAACTTTGCTGACGAGAACATGACCGGAGCTGTCCAATCGGCTGCAGACGCACTTAATAGCCTGGACCAGGAAACTGTCGATCGCTGGTTGAAGATTGGCGGAATTGCGCTTGGTGGTCTTGGAGTTGCCGTTGGCGGCCGGTTCTTGGGCAAGCTCGGGTCCGACTATCTAAACGCAGGTCGAAGAGTGCTTGGACGTGGCCGTGGTGGTGTCGCCGGTGCGTTGGGGGGTGCGGTCTCTGGCGCTGCTCCAATACCTGTTTACGTCGTCAATCTTCCCGGTGCTGGATTAGGCGGCGGAGGTGGTCGTGGCCGGGCTGGTCGTGGGGCTGCTGGCCGCAATCGTAGAATTTTCAATCCGATGCGAAATCTTGGCAAGGCGCCCGTCGGCTCTATTGGAGCTTTGGGTGCTGGCGCTCTCGGTACTGCTGGCCTGGCGGTTGGGGCGGCTGGTGCTGCCGGATATGGCGTTGGATCTCTAGCCAGCAATTATTTACTCACAGATGACGGGTTGCTTGGTTCGAAGTTCGGCAAAAATACCGGTGAGTGGATCGGGGAATCTTTAGCAAAAACCTTGGCAAACGTGGGCGTAGAGAGTGCAAAGGATGCCACCAGGCATCTTGGTCCCAGAGACAATTTGGAAGATGAGGCGGCGCGCCTTGCTGAAGTTGATCGCCGGAATCCCGATAGGGGCACGCTGAATATCAGAATTGATCAGTCAGGTCGGATTGTTGATACGTTCGCAGAACGAGGCCCCGACGGTCCCGATCTCGATATCGACCTCGGAATATCGGGGCTAATGCCGTGAATCTATCGATGAATATCCGGCACTCTACCTGTCTCGATTTTAAGGATCTTCACAGAAGAACGTCCGTTGCCGATCGGCTTTATGACGTAGAGCATTGTCAAATCATGGTTGGAGAAGTAGAACGACTCCCAATGGTAAGGTTCTCTCATACTGGCATACATTGCCTGTTGATTATCGGGGTCACCTTCCGTGGAGAAATTCAGCATTTCGTAGTTGCCTGCAGAGCCGATTTCATTCTTACGCTTATGGTCGGCCCATTCCTGGTACCCATAGGTTCTGTCGTAATCCATACCTACCTCAGCCGCCAACGCTCGATACTGTTCAACCTTCTGTTGATCGAAGGTTACAGGCTTAGCAGTGGCTGGATACTCGTTGATCTCCTGAACTTCAGCGGGTATCGACCGCTCATCGGCGCTGATGCTGACGACCTGCGAATAGGCGACCAGGAACGCGAAAACACCAAGGAAGACGAGGGTGCTTGTTTTCAATGTACGGGACATCTTTATTTCTCCGCAAATAAAAGGAGCCTAGCACATGCCCTGGTCTGATCGTATCGGCGAAGCCGTCGCCACCTTTCGTGGCATAGAGATTTACCTGGAACGCACAAGCCAGATACCAGGCAGGCGCGTTGAGGTCCACGAGTATCCACTGAGGGACCAGCCCTACGCTGAAGATCTCGGCCGCAACAAACGCGAATGGCAGATTGAAGGGTTCCTGATCGGCCCGGATTACGATCTGTCTCGGCAGCGCCTCGTCGACGCGGCGGAAACACCAGGTGCAGGTGAGCTGGTGCATCCGTACTACGGCACACATCAGGTGGTCCTGGTTGGTGGTATGCGGATCCGAGAGAGCACCCGCGAAGGCGGCATCGCCCGCGTGTCGTTTACCGTTGTTCGTGCTGATGATGAGCCGCGTCTGCCTCGTGTCACCCAGGATACTCAACGCCAGGTGCAACGCACCGTTGCCGAGGCTGAACAGGCTGCTCTGAATGACTTCGAGGACAACTTCAACGTGCTGGAGTTGGCCACCGATCGGGTAGCGGCGATCGAGACCGGCCTGCAGAACGCCCTGCGGGGTATCGAAAGCACCGTGGGCGATGTCACCGGCCCGATATCGGAACTGATCCGCAGCCCGGCCGAGCTGGGCGCACAGATTCTGGAAAGCATTGCCACGGTACGTGACCTGGTGAATGAGCCAGGCCGTGCCCTGGGTGTTTACGATGATCTGTTCAGCGCCGGCGACGAGCCGCCGGTAACCTCGCCGCTGGATCCGGTACCACGGCAGCTGCAGATGGCGGCGATCCGTGCCGGCAACAACCTGGTGCGCCGAGCGGCCGTGCTGCAGTCTGCCCAGGTGGCGGCCGCTACCGACTGGCTCGCAGCGGATGACGCCATTGCAGCCAGGGACACCATCACCGCCGGCATCGAGCTGCAGCTGACCTCCGACTTTGTCCCGGCCAATGACGTGTACGCCAGTCTGACGGCCGTTCGTGCTGCGGTAGTGCGGGACCTGGAACAACGCGGGGCCCAGCTTCCCCGACTGCGTTCCGTGACCCTTCAGCAGCCCCTGCCAGCCCTGGTGGTGGCACAGAAACTCTACGGGGACGCAAGCCGGGCCGATGCAATTATCAGCCGCAATCGGGTAGCACACCCGGGCCGGGTACCGGCGGGTGAAGCGTTGGAAGTGCTGGGGGAGTAAGGAAACAAGGCTGAAGGGCTTCAGGCCCAAGGCTACTGCGTGATCAGGCCACCATTAAACCTACTCTACGGGCTGATTACCAGAGTTTTTTGAAGGCCCCCGGCGACCAGCCCGCGCCGGGGGTCATATGCAAGCGGGCCTTATGTCTTCACGGGTTGAACTTCTCATTGACGGTAATCGACACGGCGGCTGGACCTCCGTGAATATTCGCCGTGGCCTCAACCAGGTGGCGGACCGTTTCGAGCTTTCCCTGACTGAAAAGTGGAGCGAGTCCGCCGAGCCAGCACCGGTCCGCAGCGGCGCTGAATGCCAGGTGTTTATCGATGACGGGCTGGTGATCACCGGCTACGTCGATGAAGTACTTCCCGCCTACGATGCCAATCAGCACAGCCTGGTAGTCAGCGGCCGCTCAAAGACCGCCGACCTGGTGGACTGTTCCTCTCGCCGCAAGACATGGAGCAAACCCCGCAAGCTGGAAGCCATTGCCCGTGAACTGGCCGAACCGTTCGGCATTGACGTGGTGGCGGAAGCAGATACAGGTGCGCCCATCAAGGCCCCGGCCGTTGAGGCCGGGCAGCCATACTATGAAGCCCTGGAACAAATGGGCCGGTACCGGGCGGTGATCTTTGTGTGTGACCCCCAGGGCCGCCTGGTGATTACCAAGCCACCCCGAGGCCGAATCGATACGGCACTCGCCCTGGGTGAGAACATACGCAAGGGTTCCGGCCGCTTCTCGGTTCGGGACCGCTTCTCCGAGATCATCGTCCAGGGCCAGCAGCCTGGTGATGACCTGCTTTCAGGGGAACAGGCCTCCAGCCCGGAAGGCACGGCCACCGACCCCGTTATCAGATTCCGCACTCAAGTCATCGTTGCTGACACGCCGGTCGATAAGGCCGGCTGCCGGCAGCGGGCCGAAACCGAAACCCGCCGCCGTCGCGGCCGTGGCCGTGGGCTGACGTACACCGTGGCCGGCTGGCGCCATGACAGCGGCCTGTGGACGCCTGGCTTTGAGGTGTCCGTGCGCGACCGTTGGCTGGGCATCCAGGACGACATGATCATTGAAGGTGTTCAGCTTGTGCTGGATGGCCAGGGCGAGCGTGCCGAGGTCCAGGTGGTACCGCCATCGGCTTGGGATCTGACCGCAGAGCCGGAGCCGGAAGAGGAGGAATCCGTATGGGGATGAGAGACATCGTCCGCCTGCTGACTCCTGTCTGGCGCCGCCTGCGCCTGATTGTTTCCCGAGGTGTTGTGCGGCTGTCTGACGACGGCCGCAAACTCCAGGTGGTGCAGATGGATCTGCTGGCCGGCGAGACAGCCGCCATGGAACGCTTCCAGCAATACGGCTTTACCTGCCGCCCCTTGGACGGAGCCGAAGCGATCGCTTTAGCCGTTGGCGGATCCCGTGGCCACCTGGTGGCCATCGCGGTGGATGACCGCCGGCACCGGATGAAGAATCTGCAGAACGGCGAGGTTGCCCTGTACACCGACGAGGGTGACTACATCTACATGAAGCGCGGCCGCATCGTGAAGGTGAACGTCGGCCAGGACCTGGAAGTGGTTGTGGGCAAAAACGCCAACGTGACCGCAGGCGGATCCGTCAATGTCGACGCCGCCACCAAGATCGCGGCCACGGCGCCAGAGATTACTGGCCAATGTAATAACGCCAGTGTGGCGGCTACCGCAAGCGTCACGCTGGATACACCGCAAGTCACCATAACCGGTGGGTTGACGGTACAGGGTGCCATCGTGGGCCAAGGCGGAATGGCGGTCAGTGGCGGTTCCGGCGCTTCTGTTATCGGCAACCTCGGCGTTACGGGCGGCGATGTCACGGCAGACACCATTTCTCTGAAAGGTCACACCCACCCTGGTGATTCAGGTGGAACCACGGGGCCGGCGCAATGACCGATATCGCACTCCAGCCAGGCTTTGACGGCCGCATCGACATCCAACTGAGCAACGGTGACCTCGTTGCGGACGACGGCCTGCGCACTGCTGTTGTCCTGTCCCTGCTTACCGATCGGCGAGCGAATCCTGGTGATGTACTGCCAGACGGCAGTGACGATCGGCGCGGCTGGTGGGCAGACATGCTGGCCCGGGCCGGTGGCGATCGCTTTGGGTCCCGCCTGTGGCTTCTCTCCCGAGAGAAGAACCTGGCCGAGGTCCGGCGCCGTGCGGAAACCTACGCCGCCGAATCCCTGGAATGGCTCCGTGAAGACGGCATCGCCAACAGCATCGAGGTGGAAGCAGAAACGGTGGCCACCGATCGCCTGGGTTTGAAGATCCGGATTATCCGCACCAATGGCCAAGCCATTGAAGAGCGCTTTAACAACCTTTGGGAGAGCCTTTAAATGCCGTTTGAACGTCCGTCACTGAGTGAACTCCAGGAGCGCATCCGTGCCGATATCCGCGCACGTCTGCCTGGCGCTCAGCCGGAGCTGCGGCGCTCTCTGCTCGGCGTGTTGGCCGACATCGAGGCCGGCGGCATCCACGGGCTTTATGGGTACCTGGACTTTCTAGCCACCCAGCTGTTCCCAGACACCGCCGAATCCGAATATCTGCAGCGCTGGGCCCGCATCTGGCGGGTGCCAGCAGTGGCCCCGACAGCAGCCACAGGCGATGTGACCTTTGCGGGCAATGACGACGTGGTCATTCCTCAGGACACCCGGCTGCAGGCCAAGAGCGGCGCTGAGTACCTGACCGATGAGGCCGTTTCAATCGCCGCCGGTACCGCCACGGTATCAGTTACCGCCACGGAGACCGGGGAAGACGGTAACCAGGATGCCGGTACTGAGCTGGAACTGGTCAGCAGCCCCTCAGGCGTTGAGGGCACAGCCATTGTTGGTGCCGAAGGCTTGACCGGGGGCACCGACCCTGAGACGGAAGAGCGGCTGCGTGAACGACTCCTGGCTCGCATCCAGCGCCCGCCCCACGGCGGCAGCAAAGACGATTACATCCAGTGGGCACTGGAGGGCCACCCGGACGTTACTAGGGCTTGGGTCTATCCCAACGAGCTGGAGAACGGATCTGTCACCACGCGGATCATGACAGACGAAGCCACAGCCGACGGCACTCCAACAACAGAGGTCGTCGACGCGGTTCTGGCCTACATCGAATCCGTTCGTCCAGTGGCATCCGTCCCTTATGTGGTCGCGCCTGTTGCGGTACCGCTGGATCTGCAAATCACCATTGTGCCGGACACTCAAACCGTCCGCGATCGTATCGAACTGGCCGTGCGTGATTTCCTGCGCCGCGAGACAGAGCCCGGCTCCACCATCTACCTCAGCCAGCTTAACGGCATCATCTACGTGGCCGCCGGCGAAAGCCGCCACACGCTTGTCAGCCCGGTGGCCGATGTCACGCACCTGGTCAATGAAATAGCCACACCCGGGGTGTTCACATGGGCCGCCTGACCGCTGATCAATACCGCAATCAGCTAACAGCACTGGCACCGCCAGGGCAGGCACTGCCAGATCAGTCAGACAGCAATTGGCAGCAGCTGCTGCAGGCCCTGGCGGAAGAATATGCACGCCTAGACGGCCGATTCCATGACCTGGTCAAGGAAGGCAGCCCGGAAAGCACCAACGAGCTGCTGGCTGAATGGGAGCGACTGCTGGACCTGCCTGGCCCGTGCGACACATTGCCAGAAACCATCCAGGAACGACGCCTGGCGGCACACGGCAAACTGATCCGCGTGGGAGGTGCCAGCCCTGCCTATTTCATCGAACTGGCCGAGAGCCTCGGCTACGAGGTCACGATCACGGAGTACCGGCCCTTCAGGGCAGGTTTCTCAGCCGCAGGCGGTAGCCTGACAAACGAGGAATGGCTGCACCACTGGATGATAAATGCGGCGGAAACTGCCGTAGTCGAATTCAGCGCCGGCCAGAGCGCCGCGGGAGAACCAGTGCGCAGCTGGGGCGAAGACCAGTTGGAGTGCCCAGTAGAGCAACTCAAGCCAGCGCATACCGTTGTTAACTTCAGTTATGGGGAATAGACATGTTTCGTATTGATGGTCCAGGGGCGACGAATGACAACAAGTTCACCGAGGGCGATCCTGCGAATGGGGCGCGGGCAACGGTAGTTACCGAACAGTGGTTGAATGCGGTCCAGGAGGAAATAGCGAACGCGATAGAGGGCGAAGGCTTGGACCTCAATAAACAGGATTCTGCTCAGTTGAAAGGTCTTTTTTCAGGTCGCGTCATCCGTGTCGGGAGTGTTGGGGAAGGTTTTGCTAACGTGAAAGCCATTGATGGTTTCCAGTACATCCCTTATGGATTTTACGAAAATACACCGCTGGGAATGCCTGCGTTTCGCTTTAAGGGCAGCTACGCCAAGTCTATGCACGACGGATTTAATTTCGTTTCGCCGACGGTCCCGCCTATTAGTCAGCAGTCCGGCGCAAGCCTGAAAGAACGCCGCGACAACTTTCTGGCGGGCGCTGGTGAAACAGATCCCAGTGGCAACGGCGTTTTTGTCGCTGGCGGTGAGATTGTCGTCCCTGAGTATTACGGTGCTTTCGGTACTGGTTCGGTCGGCGAAGAGGACGACGCGGCGGTTTACGCGGCTCTTAACTCCCAATTTTATAGAGCGGTCGGCAACCCGTCGGCGACTTATCTAATGGCTGGCCAGTGTGACGTTAACAGCCAGATTGATTTTTGCTTGGCCGGTGCGGCGTTCGACTTCCAGCTAACGGAAACCGTGGCGGCCTTCTACGTAAAATTCGATTTTGTCGAGATTCACGGCGGTACGATTACCGTTACAGGATCTGGCGGTGCTGAAACTGGCGGGAACGGCC